CGATCCATTCTGGATCGAGCGTAATGTCTTGTTCGGGTAAATTCATTTTACATAGCGGTAAGATGTTCCTCTGTCGTCAGTAATGGCCTCTACGTTTACGTTCTTACCTTCGGTAAAAAAGTTTTCTAGCTTACGAGGGATGACCGCTGGTACCTTCTTCTTGATCTCCCTGATGTACACGTAGATGTAACTTCGGTTGGGTGCCTTGGAGTGCACTACTCCTCGGTAACGCTTAGGCGCAAGCTCGGGAATGTCTACGGCTTCCTCTAGTAAGTCCTGGCCCTCTTCGTTAATCCATCTGGCGTAGCCAGTACCAGTGACGGTATGCTCTGGTAGTTTGCTTTCTACTAGCTCAATAAGGTAGTCCAGCTCTACGCTGTGCTCCTTGGCAATTGTCTGTACTCGTTTCTTAGGCATATTAATATCCTCCTTGATTTGTTCTTGTTGTTTGCATTGAGGCATTAGACATAAAGTCTGGGCCTTCTCCGCTGTTTGACATTCGCAAATATCGGATAACGTCAAAGAAATCCTTTAGTGGCTCGTCGGCCTTGCCTTGCGAGTTGTAGTTAATGAGGCTGTCGATGAGGTTACCGCAGTCCTTGTGAATGTAGCACAGGGGCCTGTTAGCTTCGTCTACCCCTACGTTCGGGTTATAGTTAAACCAATCGTCTAGGGCAGTAATCCCCTGGTCTTCCATTACTCCACTGGACGGCACAAAGCTTAGGCCGAAGTCGTAAAAGGAAGTAAACAGGTCGTCATTGTTTTCGTTTTCTTTAGCAAAGAAACGGGAGTCCCCGATTCTCTCGGTTACTTCTATGCCAAGGTCCTCTTCTATTTCATTAAACAGCTCGCAGTATCCCTCTACGTTAAGGCCTACCTTCTTAGATGCAGGGCCGTACCTCCACTTAGGATCTCCAAAGATTGCCCATTCCCCGAAGGTATCACGGTCAGGCCACTCCTTGCGGATGTATACCTCGCCGTGCTCGTTGACTCCAGCCCAGATGCAGGTGTAGTTCCTTGCACCAGCAGGGTCAACCACCTGGTAGCAGGTGAACTCCGACTTATCCGAAATGTCGGGGAACTGCATCCCGTACTTATTGGGTTCGCTAGATAGTACGTTTACTTCAGTATTGAAGTAAGGAAGCAAAGCATTTGCTGATTTGACTGGTACGCCGTAGGCACGGACCAGTATCTCTGACTCAGGTCTACCTATTAGGTCCTTGGCTATACGTTCGTAACCACCAAAGGGATTCTCGTCTGAATGCAGATATACTACAGATGCATCACGGCTAGGGCTGTACTGCTCGATTGGTACTGCCTTGTTCTCTAGTAAAACCGCAGGCTTAGTCCTTAGGGTTTCTGCATTCTTCAGGTAGTCCGAGATGAAAGGCGTGTAGCCGTCAATCGGGGTAAACCCGATTAGCATCTTGGAGTCCCGTGTAGCCAATCGAAACCGCAATGTATTTACTAGGGCTGCGTCGCCGAGGTACTCGTCGAGCCAGGCACCGATGTTCAGGCCTTCGGGCTGCTTAAACCCGAACTCAAAACCCTCGAGGATCGTTTGGTTGTTGCTGTACTGAGTATAGGTCTTGAAGTCTACTCGGGTCCTGGTATCAGGAAAAATAAAGGAAGAGGCTGTAAAGCCGTTCTGCATAGAGTAATTGATATACCCGTCTACGCTCTTGGTCTTGCGCTTGAACTCCTTGGGCATCATCTCCCAGATTGCAGACTGCTGCACCTTGATAGAGGTATCAGCGTTCTGAGAGAAGCATACGATATGACCGTCCATACTTTCGGTGACGGCTTCCATTAGCATCTTGGCGCAGCCAGTAGTCTTCCCGCTACGATTGCCGCCCAGTGCAAGTACTTCATTGTTTGTACGTAACCCTGTACGTATTCTATCCCATCCCGCTAGGTCAAAGCCGTAGCGCACAGGGTCGTCGTATGCTGCTTGTATTCTACCTTCGTGAGCTTCATGCAGTGCAGCTAACAACTTAGGGTCCTGCTCACCAAGCAGGACTATCTCCTCGTCTGTAGGAGGACGCACTATAGGGTGCTCTGTAAAGGTGATCGGCATTACTTTATGTACAGATCAATGAACATATAAGCACTAACAAATATGAACACAAAAAGAATACTAGCCTGTAGGGCTTCTATTAGCATTTCTTTGACTTAGCTGGTTGTTCTGTACTTGGAGCAGTTGGCTTCTTGCTCCAGTCAATATCGTCGTAGTTCTTACGCTGTTTCTCAGCGTTGTGTCCCTTGCGGGGTGCGCATCCTTTACCCATTGTTGCAGTCCCCTGTATCTAGTATTTTAATATATGGTGCGTCCACTTCCCAGCATCCAGAACCCTTGTCCCCATCTAGGCGAGCAGTTACCCAATCATCAGAAATATGTATTATATCTCCGTACTTATCCCACCCTGAGTGGTACATTCTACCCTGAGTGGTACATTCTACCTCCTTTACCCCATTGTCGTAATCCTCTGTTAGTTGACTTCCTAGTTCAAACATAGCACTAGCTACATTGTCCTTGTCGTGACCAGCAGCCAAGCAAAGAAGGTACATCTCCTGCACAAGCTCTGTAGTAGAAAGACCGCAACTGAACTCAAAGGTCCTTGTTTCTGAGTTCTCTTCTAATATCAGTCTAGTTATTTGGTTTCCTATCATATCAATCCTCCTGTATTAGTTCCACCTTTTCGGCCTGCTTTAGTTTCTCGATCCTTTCTCGGGCCGCCTTGATTGTTTCGTCGTAGTCCTCCTGAGTGATGACCTGGCGGTCCTCTGTTATCTGCGTGGCCTCGCCACGGGAAGTAAATGCCTGCCTTGCTGCATTGGACACAGATATAGAAATCTCCTTGAGGTCCCTGACTGTAGGCTTTAGCTCTCCTGACTCTAGGTCCTGCCTTACAGAGTTGATGAGGTCCTCCTCTAAGCTAGATAGGTTCAGGTAATTCTTAGCGGCAATCTTGCCGCTTAACTCCTTGAACTTCCCTAGGTGATCCGTGTAGTCCGACAGGACGCTGATGACCGTCTCCCGATCTATGCCGTACTTCTTAACAATGCGGGTCTGGCTACTGCCAGTACTGTAAAGGTATAATATAGAAGCAACCTTGTCAGGGTTGTGCCTAGACAGGCTGCGGACCTTAGCTACTTCCTTCTTTTCCGCAACCTCCCAGATAGCTCCCTGGATTTCTTTCATCAAGGCTGCCTTATCTTCAGGTGAATTTTCCTCTAGCATTTTTACATTATTTGTAAGTTTAGCTTGACAGTCAAGTCAAAAGTACTGTATAATCTATTTATACTCCTTAAGGAGTCCAAGCCTTAACGAGCTTCCCGTCCCCGTAGGGGCAAGGGAATTAAGGTAGCCAAAGGAAAAAGGAATCATAACAACACTCCTTAAAGAGTACAAGAACGTAATACAACTCCTTAAGGAGTACAGGGACTTGATAGGGGCCAGGTACCCTGGCCTATGAGTTAGGTATTTTTTTAGAGGGTGGTTTATGAATACACAGTCCAGACTCGACTGACGCAAGCTACCCCCACCCCCCCATCTACGGCGCCTCTGCACGGCACCGCAAGCTACCTTCACCCACCAATGCACTGGCTCGGGCACTGCCGAACCCAGCATTAGCCCAGCTTATAGCACCTCGGGGCATTAGAACTCCTTATCATCCAGCTATGCATTAGCACTCCTTATCGATAACCCCAGATCGGATCCGCATTAGACCAGCTTATACCAAGGGCGGCTCGTACGTGAGATAAGTTTTTCTTCTTTGATAGGTGAAAGCATCCAAGCATAAGTCAATCTACTCTACTCTACTCTACCTACTAGGATTAGTGCATCTACTTCTGCAGTGCTATATACTCCTTAAGGAGTTGTGCTTATGGAAGCAGGATTTACGTTGCAGTATTAGCTCTACTTTAATGGAGGGGATTCGGGGCGAGCGGATTTTCTGGCTGACGCCAAAATCCCGAAAAAAGTCGATTTCGACGAGGATGCCTTTTTAGACCTTCCGAGGGTCTATGTACCAATCGAAAATCGGACGCCGTGAAGACGTGCATAGGTGCCCTGCTGTCGATTTGATTTTTGCGTTTTCAGAGCATTATCAACGACTTACGAAAGTCTATCAATGACTTACGGAACTGCTATCAAGGACTTACAGAATCCTATCAACGACTTATGTAATTAATGAATTGCGCCGCTGTCTGCGGCTCTTTCGTGCTAGGGGTCTCATAAAAAGCGTGGAAATTTACCCGTATATATATGGCACCCGAAAAGTCAGATGAAATTAAAATGAAAATAAATTAAATTTAATTGGATTAGCTATTGACAATGCACAGGTTATGCACACTCTGGGAAATGTAGCACCCGTTCTTTGACAGTCCAACCGCTTACTTCCTCGGGGTGAAACCCAGAGGGTCTGATGACATAGCAAGGTGGACATAAATTGGTAAATCAGCCGCACTATGCGGGCGTCTCAAGCCGCCGCAAATGATGAGAGCCAATAACACATAAACCAATAAATACTATGACAGACTATAAAAAAGTAATTCGCTCCTTCATCAACTTTCAAGACAAAGCGGGCTTCAAGCTAGTTGCCGCTTGTGACGGAGAAGAGCAAATCAAGAATCCATCCAAGGCGGAAGCCGCCGACTGGGTATGCCAATGCGAAGGAGGATCTTTAACCTTCGAGAAGGACGGCTGGTACATAAATGCATACGCAGTACTAGGGAATGAAGAGTACTGCACCATTGCAGATTCGAGTTGGAAGAGTGAAATACCAAGGGAGATTCTAAAGGATTTCGACGATGCGTGGGACTCATTCACCGACAAGTGGGACACCTAGTTATTAACAGCCTCCTAGCTATCCGCTAGGGGGCTTTCTGGGTAGCGGAGCTGTCCTAGCACTCGCAACCTATCACAGAGCCGCACAGCGGCACACAGAGGCACTAAACTATGAAAACTAAAGTAAAAATATACAATATCGAGCGAAAATGGAATGACGAGACATCCGACACCGTCGTTTCAGACCAAGTTGCAGTGGGTGCTTGCCCCTTTGAAGTATGGGGCGATGAACCAGACGAGTGGACGGAAAGCCAAACAATTCTTGACCAACGTATCTTTCACTTCTTTGAAAGTCTAGACGAGCTAAAGTCATACTGTGGCAATGACGGCACTGGCGAATGGCACATCATCGGTTACGAGTTCCAATGCGGGGCTGACTTGTCACAAATATACTAACACACAAATAACACACTATGGACACTACAGAATACGAAATAATTAGCACCGAGCAGGACGCTCGTGACCAATCCGAGACCTGCCAGTTCTGCGACAGCGACGATATGTTTGTCGGCGGACTGTGCTACACCTGTGCCGAAGGGCACTACGCATAAACCAAACCGAAAAACTATGATAACTGTAACCTACGATTACACTGGGCAAAACTTCCATTGCGCTAACTACTCAAAAACATTTGACACAAAAGTTGAGTTTCAAAACTGGATTACTTCTGGCAAGAGACCATACATTTGGCACGTCACTGGTCTATGAGAGTAGTCCTTCACAGCCTCCTAGATACCCTCTAGGGGGCTTTTTGGGTATAAGCGCACTGCTTACAATTAAAACACATAACCAATACATACCATGAATAAAACAAACCTAGAAAAAGTAACCAACGCAATGGAGTTCGGATCTCCCCTCAATCAAGTGCTAGTAATGTCTGCACTAGACAAGTACTGCGAGCAAGTGCTGGCAATCGAGTCAAAGCCAGACAACTGGACGAACGGACTGATCAGCTGGGAAGCTTGGCAGGATTCAGCCAGAGACGTACAGGAGAAGATCAAGTAGCAACTGGCACAAATCAACCAAAGCAAATACACATATGAAAAGAGTAGCATACATACACAAAGCCAGTACTGGATACTGGCACATCAGTGACAACGAAAGAGAGATCCTCTCAGAAGAGGGGATCGGTCACGATACTGAGAGAGCCGCCATCAAGTCAGCCCGACAGGACGGCTGGTTCACTCACCGAATAGACCTCAAGGGAAGGCTGAAGAAAATATAAGCTTGTAACTCCTTAAGGAATCTAAATCCTTAACGTCAATGCCCCTTCGGGGCAAACTCTTTAAGGAATATATTCTTAATTATACAAACCAAAATAGCACTGTCAATAAAATTATGAACTCAGAAATATCAGACCTACTTATGAACTTCGAGATGGGCGAGCTGGACTCACAAGGTACGCTCCGCCTCTTCTCAGAACTTATCCGCACTGGTGCGCTCTCGCACCTGCAAGGGTACTATCAACGCACAGCAATGGATCTTGTCGATGCAGGATACCTAGCAAACAATGGAGACATACTAGCATAATGAAAAACAAAAGAGACAGACACACCAATCTCGACGACCTCATCCAAGGGGGCGACCGAGTCTTTCACTCAGCCTGCATACTGCTTGGCTGTTTACTAGGGGGTAGCATACTGCTACTGATCGCCGCAATCATCACTGAACTAAACTAAATTATGGAAACACTAAAGCTATACACGTACCCTCAAGGGGTAGCAAACAAACTAGGGCAGGACATCTATGTTCAACGCCTTAATGAACTCAACAGGTTCGACGACTGCCTAGTCATTGACCTTGAAGAGGGTGACCAGTACTTCGTGCATCCCAAGGCACTGCCGAGTCGTACACCAGAAGACATCCTTGACTTCATTGAGCGCAAGCGAATCGACATACAGCACAATTCTGATGTAGATTCAAAGGTCACCAGCATTAGCCTGTACTCTTGGGAAAACAGAATCTCGGAAGAGGTAAACACTAACTCCCTTGTTGATGCAGTTAACTACTTGATGGATATGGACGAGCAGGAACTATAAGAGTTGACAGTGCATAGAGTGAGTCATTCAATACTAGGATGGCTCACTTCTATGACTGCACTGATACACTAGATGCCTCCCTTCGGGAAGACATCACCACCGTAGCACAGGCTCGCAAAGTCCGTGCTATTTATCCAAGCGTTACTACTGTACTAGGCATCTGCAAAGATGAATTCCTAGACAGCATCTATAAACCATCTAAGATGGTTGAACTAGGTAGGGACAACCCTTACCTGCACTGGCGGGAGATTGAACGCCTATGCTACGGGATGCGACAGCACCCGACCGATGGGTCACTGATACCATCATCTGAATTTGGCACAGCAGTGCATAAGCGTATCGAAGAATTGATACAGGCTCAGATCCACGGCTATGAACTGGGCGAGTGCCCTTACAATGAATGGGCAGTGCCCTTCCTTGAGTGGATCGAAGAGGCACAGGCAAAGCCACTGGCTACTGAGTGCATCGTCGCCGACCGACTGATCAAGATAGCAGGAAGCGTAGACTTTATTGGCTACGACTACGAAGGTAAGCTTTTTCTGGCGGACTACAAGTGCCGCACCAATACCAAGGGTAAGGCTAAGGTATACGACAAGGACTGCGAGCAGTTAGCTATCGAAGCTTTCATTATACAAAAGGAATACAAGTTGGAATACACCCCAGAGTGCAGGTCAGTAGTCATTGACTGCGACACCAGGAAGCACTGGCATCACGTGTGGAGTACAGACGACGTGAAGAAGGGGATCACCAACGCCAAGCTTATGGCTAAGCTTTACTGGAACAAGAGGATGCAGAAGTGAAAGACCTCTACCCGATAGACTGGACAGAGCAGGGGCACTACCTTCGGAGCGATGCCATACAACTCGACGGCTGTGACTCAGCCGTTGTAGGTATAACCGAATCGGGTGAACTCTGTTATAGTTATGAACTCCTAGTGGACGTGTTCGTTGCACGGGACGAGATGACCTACGACGAGGCAGTCGAGTGGGTCGAGTACAACATCGTATCCTTACTGGGGTATGCTAAGTTTACTCTCATCTACACCGACCTGTGATTTTTGAGATAAGGTATAAGAATGCCAGTATGCCAGAAGGTTACATAGGCAAGTGCATCAAGCACGCTCACACCAAGGAGCAGGCACTCAAATACTTCGCACCTAAGAAGCCCGACAAGCAGGGCTGGACTAGGACAAAGCATAAAGCACAAGTACAAATCCTAAGCGTAAATGAAATACCTACCGAGTAGTAAACTTAAAGAGTGGAGACAACAGAACCTCCCGAAGGTGTGCCCGATCTTCAAGTGCGTCCTCAATGATTCAGTGGTCGATCACTGCCACGACACTGGAATGATAAGGGGCGTGCTACACAGGCAGAGCAACGCTTGGGCTGGCAAAATTGAGAACTCTTGGAAAAGGTTCGGCAGAAACAATTCAAAAGCTACCCTGCCAGAGGCACTGCGTGCCCTAGCAGACTACTTAGAGAATGCTAGGACGAACGTAATGCATCCAGTCGGATTGACACAGAAATGCAAACGCTTTAAAAGACTTCCAAAGGATACGCAGTTGAAGATATTATTTGAAATGAAATGCGAACAACACGATATTAACTCTTGCAAAAATGCAGGTGATCGCACAGTATTATTTCGCACTGCTTTTATAGGGCAATGCACATAACCAGTAACACACAAAAAACTATGGAACAAAAAACAATTACAGTTAATGGAGTTGAGATCATTGCTCACGCAGACGGGAGCATCACTAAACCATATTACAAGAAAGTCAAGAGAACATTCGGAGGAAGAAACACATTTTGCAGAAACAGGATGGAGGTATGGGTCGGTGATAAAAATTACAGCGTTCACAGAATTATAGCCGCCGCCTTCCTAGAGGAATTTAACAAATTTCCTGCCGTTGATCACATTGATGGTGATCCTAGCAATAATCGGATTGATAATTTACGGATGGTAACTAATAGAAAAAATCATCAAGCATTTAAAAAAAAGATAAAGGGCTGCTCGTCTCAATTTCGAGGGGTACACTGGGACAAGGTAAGGAAAAAATGGGTAGCTTCCTGTAAGGCTAAAGGGATATCCAAGAATATCGGGCACTTCCATAATGAAAAAGACGCAGCAATCGCTAGAGATTCCTATGCATTTTCACAGGGCTTTCATCTTGAGGGCTTGAACTTCCCAGAAAACTATTCTGAACTAACCAATAACCAATAAAACATATGAACATACTACAAGAAATACAGTCGGAGCTGAAAGCTCCTAAGGGTCAAAGGAATAACTTTGGCAACTACTCATACCGCTCTGCCGAGG